TAAACGCCTTGGCCCTTATTTAGTAAGAACTTTTAATGTTAATACTGGAGCTCTTTTTGAGTCGTATAATAATATAAGATTTTTTGATGTGGCAACATATCGTTTTGCCGCAAGAAAAAGTGAATTTGTCACTGCTCCAGACACTCCACAATTATATATCTACGATGAAGACGGAGCACGCCTCGCAATCGGTGTCTTTGGCCAATTTGAAAGACAATTATATCGGCGAACAGAATCCTATGAAAGCACAAGTTACGGAGAATTTTCAGAGGTCATCATATCTGTTACGGCTGCTGGGTTTGAACAGACAACCATCGGACTATAATAATGGCAAAAAATGATGTCCCTAATATATTCAGCCAGCTTGTTAAGTCTGCGAGCAACTCGGCAGCAGGCGGATATCCATACCAAATTAAGGCGGCTGACCTCGATAGGAATTTCGTTTACGCAACGCTTGAGATCGATTCAACTTTAGTCCAAGAGACATCGGGCCAAGAGGGATTTACAAAACGCAAGCTCAAGATTCCGCCTGTTCCTCAGAGCGGAACCCATGTTCTAGGAGCCGTGTCGGGCGGTCTGACTTGGATCGCAACCGAGGAATGCTGACATGACCCTCGGGCGAACATCCACCGGAGCCATCAAGACAAAAACCGACGGCGGCCTTCGCGCTGTTAATTGCGCGTGTTGTGGGTGCAATTGTAGCAACAGACCCACTGGGAAATATAAATTCATTTCCACAAATTTTTCGCCAATCGTGTATCAAGATACAATAGAGCAGTGCTTTGAATTGTATCCTGGCGACCCGAATCCTTACATCTATCACACTTTTGCGGTTTTAGCAAATGGCGGAAGTATGACGCTTATTTGGCGAAATTGCGATGGGAATGGTTGGATAAATTGGGAGGTCACGCTATACAATTTTTCAGGGCCATGGGGATGCGCGAATCTGGCGGCTTTCCCAAGCTCAATCGATCCTTCTGGCACACACCAATTTTACGGACAGATGGATCCATCGTGCGTTGGCTGGACGGTCACAATCGGATTAAACAATGAATAAGGAAAAACTCATCGCGCATTTTGGACTAGAAAAAGGCACAAAAATCTTTGCGGATTTTCTTGCCGCCAGCACTCGCTTCGCTCGCGCAGGCTTCGCGACCACCCCACCCGAAGCCCTCGCCAGCCGCGAAGCAACTTGCCGAGCGTGTCCCGAATGGGACGCGCAGGCACTCAACGCCACAGGCCGCTGTCGCAAATGCGGCTGTAGCACTTGGGCGAAACTCCGCATGGCAACCGAGCGGTGTCCGATAGGCAAATGGGAAGCTGTTGACAAAACACCCGAATAAATGGCACGCGATCTTTTTATTGACACAACCAACCGCAGGCTGGCGACGAGCTTGACGAGCCTTGCACCGGCTGCAACTCCGCGCTTCGTGAAGGGCGACAACAGCGCGATCAACCTGTATTTTCTGGAAGCAACAGGCAATGTATCCGCTCCTTTTAATATCGTAGATTATACCGGAACGGATGTAAAATTTGGCGTAGGAAGCCGCACAGGAACGCCAGTCGGAGGCACATTCACGCTCTCCTTCGGCGGCCAGACCAGCGGCGCGATAGCATACAGCGCGACAGCAGGAGCGATATCGTCCGCGCTCAACTCGCTCTCAACAATTACCGCCGCAGGCAAAGTCAGTGTGGACGGAACGATGGCAACCAACTTTGTTGTCTCGTTCAACTCGGCAGGCACGCAGGGCGCGATCACGGGCAACTTTTCCCGTCTCATTCCAACCACAACCGCGATCATCGACGAGCGGCTTGTCGGAGACGCTACAACTGCCGAAATTCAAGAGCTTCAGCTTCGTCTCGCTCCCGCAGTCTACGAACCGACATGGACTGACCTGAGCACAGCCTTGACCGTCAGCGTTGTGACTCTGATAACCGGTTCGACTCTGCAAAACGAAGTTCAGCGCATCTCATTTTCTCGCCCCCCATATCTGGGAGGTTTCCGCGTAACGGTTCCGACCTACAACGTGGACATCGCCAGCACGGTCACGGATGGCGTATTTATCACGTCAAGCAACCACGGCCTTACACTCGCCCAACCTGTCGTTCTAACAGGCTTCACCGCGTTGACTGGCTACACGGCAGGGCTTCAATACTTCGTGCGCTCAATTCCGCAGACCACCGAGTTTTTGCTTGGCGTAACAGCGGGGGCCGTCGCGATCACGACCGGCACAGGCACGGTGACGACAGGAAGCGTAGCCACAACCGTGCTTCGCCAGACCCAATCGCTTAACTCAAGCGCGACAGCAGCGCAGTTGCAAACGGTTTTGCAAAACCTCGACTCCATCGGCGCAGGAAACGTAACAGTCGCAGGGGTTCAGAATAGTTACTACGACATCAGTTTCGGAGGCGATAAGAGTGTCACCGACTTGCCAACATTGCAAGTGCAAAGCGGATTGAGTGCGGCCCCAGCAAAAACCGCAGCCGTGGATTTTAATACGTTCGGCGTTCGCGATCTGCTGCTTAATGCAACCTCAGTCACGACCGATATCGAGATCGAACTGACTACCGGCGGCGAGCGGAGCACGATAATTCTCCAGCCATGCACACTTACCGAAGAATTGATTTCGCAAGGCGGATTGAGCTAATGGACAACCATGCTTTTCATACGTTCGTCGGGACGTCCGCACCCGCAACGGCTGTGCTGATCTCGTTCTCCGAAGTCGAGGCATGGCTTCGCATTCTCTCTCTCGTTCTCGGAATTTGCATTGGCGCGGTTTCGCTGTATAAAATGTTGAAAGCAAAAAAACCATGAAGACACTACTCGCAAAATTGAAGGAACCGTCGACCATTCGCGGTATCGCCATCATCGGCAGCGTTGCCGGTTTGAGCCTAGACCCGTCGAAGTGGGACGCTATCGGGGCGGCGCTTGCGTCGATAATCGGACTCATAGAAATCTTCCGAAAAGAAAAATGAGCGCCAAAACCATTGCGCTCTGGATGATCGTTCTTTCATTTGCGTTCTTGGGCATGGCATTTTTGACTTCATGCGCTGGATTCAATAATCCGGCGGTATGCGTAAAAACGGACTACGGAACATTCTGCTACGAACTCCCAGAAATACCATCGCTAAAAAAATGACGTTTGACGACCGCAGCGAGATCCAGCTTGCCACGCTCCACCCAGCGATGCAAAAGGCCGCACGGGCCTTCCTAGGCGTGGCAAAGGTCATCTGTGCAAAGGTCGGTTGTGACGTTAAGATCATCAGCGGAACTCGGAGTTACATGGAGCAGGATGCGCTCTATGCGCGGGGCCGCACAACCCCAGGGAAAAAGGTAACGAACGCCGCCGCCGGTCATTCAAACCACAACTTCGGCATCGCTTTCGATATCGGCATTTTCCGCGGAAAAGAGTATTGCGGCGAGCATCCGCTCTATAACGAATTAGGAACGCTCGGCAAAAGCCTTGGCCTAGAATGGGGCGGTGACTGGAAATTCGTTGACGAGCCGCACTATCAGCTACGTCCAGCATGGGCGAAAGGAATGACCGAGCGCGATATGCTCGCCAATTTACGAAACCGAGTATCTAAAAAAATAGACGTCCTCGCTTGAAAAAAAAGAGACAACCGACGGTTGAATCAGATCGCACTGAAGCACTCGCAGAAGCGAAGCGGCTTCTCTCCGAGCATTACGATTGCGGCCTCGCCATCGTGTCTTGGGAGCAAGCAGGCGAGACCATGCACGGGGAGTTTGTCTTCGGAAACAAATACGCCGTCGAAGGACTCGCAGGCGACTCGTTCAGTATTTTATTCCCAGACGCAGAAGAAGAAGAGGAGGAGGACGAAGAAGCATGAAAATGACATTGGAATTCGACGAGACCGAGCGATACGAGCACGAGGTGGCCTGTAAGGCGCTTGATATTCTTATTTTGGTCGATGACATAGATCAGGAGCTACGGAGCGCCTTAAAGCACGAATGCGGAGCATTTGCAAAACTCAACGAAGATACGATGGAGGCCGTTCGCACATGGATATGGGAACAACGTAGCCAGCGCAATATCCCAGAACTTAAATGAAAGGCTGGAAAAAATGGGTGGCTGTTGGGTGCTCGCATGGCGACCAGATCGACACAGATGCACGCAAGGCCGTCTTGACGTTTAAAGACCGCTGGAAGCCCGACACGACAATTCACCTAGGCGACTTCCTAGACCTAGCCGCCTTCCGCTCCGGTGCTATCTCAGACCCGAACTCAAGCGACCGCGCCGCGAGCATCTCGGACGATCTTTCAAGTGGTATTGATTTTCTGCACGAATTACGTCCGCAACATATTTTATACGGAAACCATGAAGCTAGGCTTTATAAACTCGCCAATTCTCCCAACGCTCTAGCGGCCCACGCCGCTACGCTCACGATCCAAGCCATCGAAAAGACGGCGAAGGAACTAAAAGCGCGGCTGTATCCGTATCATATTCGTAGCTTTTACGAACTCGGTGGAACCAAGTTTTTGCACGGTTATATGTATAACGTGCAAAGTATAAGGGATCATGCAGAGACATACGGCCAATGCGTTCTGGCCCATCTACACCGCGTAGGCTGGGAACGCGCACGCACGCTCGACGGCGCGAGTGGATATTGCGTTGGAATGCTGGCGCGTTTCGACATGGAATATGCGAGCACGCGCCGCGCAACATTCGCGTGGTCGCAGGGATTCGCGTATGGGTATTACAAAGACAACTCGATCACCGTCAATCTATGCGAACGAAAAATAAATCAGCCGTGGCTCTTGCCGCTGTAAACAAAGCCTGGGACGCTTTCTACGATGCAACAAAAGTTGAAAGCGAAAAAGACCTAGCCAAGCAAGGATGGAAGACCATCCGCACGATTTCAGAGGAAGCGAAACTGACGATTGCG